AAGTGACATCTCCGAGAAGTCAAGTAGTTCCTTAACCGCTTTGCTGAGTAGTGTATTCTTCTTGCCAAACAACGCTAGGATTGTATCAACGATTCGTCCTACTAACGAACGCTGACCAACAGGAGATAGTGTCGCCAATGTAGCTTGGAAATCAGGAGCCGTAAGTGTAGCTGTCAAGAACTCTTCATTGCTTGCTAGTGCAGTACGGACGTGGGCAAAGCGCATTACGCCCTTCTTCGTTGCTTGTACAATAGCAAGTTCACGAAGTTGATTGATACGTGTTACCGCTGCGCGTTGCTCTGCGGTAGTTGGATTAGTGAAGTAAGAAACAGTAGCTGCGTGCAGGTACTCATGTAGGAGGACATCTGCAAGACCTCTGCCGTTATGCCCTGCAAGGTTTACAAGTACCGTGTTAGTTCCAGCATCAAAGATACCAGCCCAATCAGTACGAAGGTCAACGATACCGAACCTGACGCTTTTGATAAAGTCAGGTGCAAGCAACAGAAGTTTAGCAACCTCACGATGCGATTCGACTTTACTCTTAGACAAGATCCTAAGCGTATCCAAAACACTGTCAGGATCGTTGGACTGAAGCCCATACTTGATCATGTCCTCGGTGTTCTTCTGGCGGGCGGCCCGCTCCGTCGATTCACTGTTTACATCGTTAGCCGCTTTGAACTGTTGTGACGCAGTGGCGTGAAGTTGACGAGCAGCACGAGCGGCAAGAGCTTTCTCATTTTTAATAATCGTTTGGTGCTGAGCCTCGCTCGGTGTCTTTCTAGCAATAGTCCTCGCTAAGTCTTTGGATGCTTGCGATGCCTTTGTGTAATGAGTCGCCCTCGTCTCTGCTGCATTCAATTCCTTCCGAAGGCCAGATACAAAATCCGACATAGCTAGCGGATTATTTTGGAGGTTATCTAGTGTCGGCGCAATGCGATCAATAAACTTTTGAAGTACATCTTGGTTTCGTAGGATACTTTGTTGCTCCCGTTGTAGCCCCTTGAGGTTGCCAATAGCTAAGTCACGTGCAGACTTAAGCTCAATCAGATTGGCTGTGGTCGTCGTCGCCTTTTTAGTTCCCTTTGGTTTCTTGGCTTCAGATAGCTTTCTAATACCTTCGTCCAATCGGGTAACAAGAGTAGAAGCGTTATCAATATCGACACCCATAGGCTCAAGCCTAGTATCCAAGTCACTTAACTGCTGTTGGGCGGATGAGATGTCGGAACTAAACTTTGTGATTGCAAACTGGGTCGGGTCTTCCCCCAAACTCAACGAATCAATAGAATCAATAACACGCCTAACAGAGTCCCCGTAGCGTTGGTCGAGTTCTGCTGTACGTTGGAACCCCTCGGCCTTAGCTGATGCCTCTAAGATCTGAGGTTCTGCAAACATCACACCCTCAAGAATCCTGCGACGATAAACTACTTCCTCTTCAGGAGTAGGTGCGCCAACTGCGCGATATGCTTTCTCTTTGGCTGAAGCTATCAACCGAATAAGATCTTCCTTCGGAGCCGTAGGTGACTCTAGCTCATCCGACACTTCGATTGTAGGTGCGACAGCTTCGATGCCAGCAACAGGAGGTAGCCATCCGAGTTCGGACATAATGCCAGCAGCACGAAGACCAGATTCTAGTCTGCCTGCATAGAGGTAATTTACAATAAGCAAAGCGAGATTACGATTTTCACCACCGAAGTTAGACATCAAATCCCCTAGAGAATCAATGAGCTTTTCGTTACTCAGATTGGCTAGATTCTCATCGAACATCGACGCGATATTTCTAAACGCATCTCTAAGTTCTGGAGTCTCATCAACAGATTTGATTAGTGAGTTTCTAAGATTGTCTCCGTATTCAGCAAAGGCTTCCGAGAAGTCGGATGCCTTTTCACGCGAAGCGGCAAACAAAGGATCTAATGCGTTGCTGTTAAACTTACCATCCGATGAAAGTAGATTAAGAGCAGGAATGTTTTCTCCAATATCCCCAAATCTAACGGTTCTACTACTATTGGAGTTAATCTCCATACGTTGATACAGATCCCCGTAGTATCTAATAACCTTCTCAGGGCTTACGATTCCTGTATAGAGGTCCCCTTCAGGCGTATTGACTCTATTGAATAAGTACTCAGCATACTTTGAGACTACCGCTTGCGGAGGCCCGCCGCTAAGTTTAGGGTAGCGTGTCAGGATAGAGCGTGCAATTGAGTCAATACTCTTACTCGCAAAGAAGTTTGAGACGACCTTTACAGAATCAATATCCTTTAGGGTGCTGGCGTTAAGACCAACTAGAGTGTGGAAATCATTCCTCTCTCTAAGTTCTTCAACAGTAAATCCTGTCTCGTCAGCTACAGCTTTAACGCGCCCAAGCAAACCTGTGTTTTTAGCAAGCTGTGAAGATTTAGCGTCAAGTAAAGCACGATAGTCTTCTCTTGCTCTTAACTCTTTAAGGGTTATGTTATTTTCTTTAGCCACAATCTTAGCGACTGCGGATTGCGGTACTTCGCTAACAAACTGCAACGCCTTAGCTGCAACCGACGCAAGCTGCGTACCAATTGCGTACTCATTTAGGTTCAGGATATAGTCACCTAATGCAAAAGACGACAAGTCGTTGATTGAGTTTTGGTCTAGTCCATACTCTTTTTTTAATAGCTTATACCCTATACCTGTTTGTGGTTTACCAGACTCTTGTTCATATGAACCACTGAGGAAGTTGATGAAGTCTTTAGTGTATTCCTTAACAGGAATGCCACGACCTTCGATAGCCGTCCTACCAGTTGCAGTAGGTCCAGCATTAGTGAGTTTAGTAGCTGATACTGTAAGCATACCACTAAGCAAGGACATGACTTGCTTACCCCTTACTGGCATATAGCCGTTGTAGCCCTCCCAAACTATACTTGTGCTATCACCAGTAAAACGAATCGGTTCACGAGTTATTGGGTCAATAACGGACATGACACGACCTGATACTGGATCAATATCAATAGACGGATTCAGTTTGAACGGATCTTTTACATCGTTCGATTTTTCAATAAGATCTTTTGGGACGTACACCTCAATGTTTTGGTCGATCTGATTACGGGTTACGTTTACATCATTGGTGAAAGCACCGCCAATAATGTTTAACTCAGCGTCACGGAATACTGGCAGATCTAAAGCTCTGTATGTTCCCTTCTCAGGGTCCGTATAGTTGCGCTTGCTCTTTACTAAAGTGTACCCTGTATCAACAGCGACGAGTGGGAAACGCGATAGCACTTCCCTACGAAGCAAAATATGTTTACCTTTAAGGTATAGATTAGGATTAGTTGGATCATCAGCGAGACGCTTCTTTGTAAATAGTGGCACATCGCCGAAGCCAAGTTCTTGTTGAAGTTTTCCTGAGACACTAGCCCCATATCTACTTAGATCGGAGATAAGGAAACCAGAATCCGCGAGATCGTTAAAGGCTAACTCCTCCTCGTTGTTTCGGAATAGGCGTAGCTTGTCTTCGGTACTCCAGTCCTCGCCTGCTTCCCGTTTAATCTTGACAGGTTTAGGTGGGGCTTGTTCTGCAATAGGTTTAGGGGTATTGAAGATAGTACTAAGGATCTGTGCCTGCTGTGCTGCAGCTTCAGTGATGGTGGGACCGTCCCCCGAATCTTCGTCAAGGGCTAGTGAAGCGGCTAAGGCTTTCTTCAAACGGATTCTTCGTGAGGTAATTGCTCTCTTGCCATTAGAAATACTTTTATTTAGAGCCGCAAGCTGTGTATTAAATACCTGCAAGCCCTCATCAGAAGTCGTTATATCAATAAAAGATTCTATTTGGCTTTTAAGTCTAAGGGCAGAGGATAGTTTGAGTAATCCTCTATCGGTCTTAACAACAAGTGCTGTATCCTCAAGCGAGTTGAGTTGATCAATGATTGCTTTACGCTGTGCGAGTACTTCACTATCAGAAAGAACTTCGTTACCTTCAGGTGTTATTACACTGCTTACTGTTCGTTTAGGGGCAACAGGTTTATCCTTATTGGGTGTTTGGGCTTTAGGCTCAGCACTAATGTCTTCCGTCTGCGGCACTACTTCTTCCTCTTCAGGAACCCCATTGACGTCGGCGTCTAGCTCTGCCTCAAGTGATGCTAGTTCTTCATCAGAGAGATTCGACTCATCTGTATTCTCTGCTTCGACGTTGTTTGCTTGGATATTGTATGCAAGACTGACGCGGCTTTTGAATTCTTCGGCACTCCTAAGCAATTGCTTCTTGGCCTTAGGTGACATTGTCTCGTCTGACTGAAGCCAGTCGTAGAGGTTCGTCGCTTGGTTGGATAGTACATCAAGATCTTGCGGAGACAGTGCGCTTACTAACTGTTTGAACTTAGGCTTGGATGAATCACCGGCCATGAAGAGTTTGTAGTTATCACTAACATCTACTGTACTCCTGAGAACATCTTGTGCCGCTGCAATAGATTGCTTATCTGAATCCGTAGTTGCACCACTAGCTATAGTGTCCAAGTCATCGGCACCATCTTGCTCGACTGGAGTGCCTTCGGTATCGACGGCTGCTTCCTCAGATACGGGCGTGAGGTCGTTAAGCGTATTGAGTTCTACGTTATAGTATCTAGCTAGACTGTTGATCTGGTAGCCGTTGCTAATCTTTAAGTCCATAGTGAACTCTGGATTAGATACCATTGGCGCGTTCTTAACGACAAGCTGTACTACCTTACCGTCTTCATCACGGATAACACCCAAGAAGTCTTGAGGTTTATTCGTGTCGGTTACCGAAGGCATTGCAATCTTTGTGCTATCCTTGCGTCCGCGAGTGACGTAAGGCGTGCCTGCTGGAATGTCTCCTTGCACCATAGCAGTTGTCATCAACTTAGGGTACCGGCTAACTCTGCCAGAAGCCTTTTCATAACGAGAACCTAAGTTTAAGATGTCACCGTTTTTTGAGGTGATGCGGATCATGCCATCATCTCCCTCTTCCAGTACACCAGTTACGCCTGCTGCTGTTGCTCGTTGTCCGACGAGATCTCCAAGCATTGACATCTCAACCTCTTCTTCGGGAATGTTGGTGAGCTGTTTCTCTGTGCCATCAACAACCCTCTCGGATTGTGCACGCATCTCGCTTGCTTTTTGCGCTTGAAGGTCAGCTTGCGTTGCAGCGTTAGCCTTAGCACGAGCGTCATCAATCATGCGTTGTACGTAGTCCGCTGTTGCATTACTATTGGTTTCGCGTAGTCTTTTAGCTACGCCCTCAAGTGCGGACGCACGACCCTCAAAGACAAGAGCCTGCTCTGACTTGTTGACTCTGCCGAATTGGGTAGCTCCGCTAGTCACACCACCTAACACACCACCAATAATCCCTGCCGTAAATACTTGTGCGACTTTTTCAGATAGTGGAGTCTCCTTGTCGAGGGCGGATTCCTCAAGCTTCATTTGAATACCTTGATCAATCGCTTCTTCGACAGACTCGTTTAGGGCACCGCCTATGGTGGTGCGTAACCAGTTCTTATACGTACTGCCAATTGCACCACGCATTGCTTTTTGGAAAGCTGCGTCTGACACAATAGCCCCTTCGTTCTTCAGGTTTTCGTAGACTTGTTTGGACTGACGATAGTTCATCTTGTCAACAGGAACCACTTTGCCTCCTGAAGCGAGTACAGATTCTTCAGTCTCACCTGCAAGCATTGCGCGTACACGCTTCGTTGCGATCTCTTCAACACCGCCTCTGCCTAAGAGACCCATGCCGCTTGTGATAACACCTGTCGAGAGACCTGCGGCCATTGCGTAACCCAAAGCGTTCTTGTGCTTCTCGTCATGGCTCATCGTATCAGGCAACTGATTGTAGAGTGATCCGTAGGTTGACGTAGCGGAACGAATAAACGAAGTCGTGAATACAGGAGACTGTTCCGCAAACTTAGTTGCTAGACTCGTGCCTACCGACTTGATTGCGTTGCCAATACCTGCCTCCCCACCTGCTGCGGCTGCTGTTTTAAAAGCCGACGCTGCTGCTTCATCAACATTGGACAAAGCAAACTTAGTCGAAGTGCGGAGCATTGATTTCGCAGAGAGGGCACCTGTTTTAGCAAGCGTCTTAGCTCCTGCGAACACACCGCCCGTACCAATGGTAAGCGCAATGTCAGTTGCCACTTGGGGTACGGTATTAATAATCTGAAAGCCGAGACCAAACTGATCTCCGAATAGTTTTGCGTACTCTTCGCGTCGTGATTGGTCCTTAGCCATATCACCCATGTACTTTGCGGCTTGTTCGTTGCCGCTAAGGGCTGCGATACCTACAGGAATCTCGGCAACAGTCTTCCATGCGCTCTTGCCAAACTGCTCTAAACGAGTATTGAACCCGTCGTAATTCTTTGAATCGCCTACCCATTGCTCGACAAACTGTGCGTCGGTGAGTCCGTCAGCCTTAGCCTTAGCATAAGCACCTACAGCTTCGGGTTCTTCCTCAAGGATAACGCGTTTGAGATCAGGAGCGTTCTGCTCCAGCAACACACCGCGCTCAAAGCGAGCCTGCTTCTGCTGCTCTTTATTTAGTGGGGCTGCGGTAACGGCAGTCTCAAACGCTTGTTTGTTTGCAAGCAACTGGGGCGCAATGATGGTGTTGCCCATCGAGTCCGTCCCGATACCTGTCTCAGGTCTGTCAGCGCGGTACACTGCGCCTGCTGCCGTTGTCGTTAAGTCATTACTGAACTTCTCAATTTCTTCAGCGGAGAACTTCTTGCGGATCTCGTCGTTGCCTGCAAGAATATCCGAGACGTTTGTGTCAGGGGCATAAGCAGGCTCTATAGCTTCCTTGCCCATCAGGAACTCGCCTGCACCAACTACGGCTTCGCCTAACTTAATGAATGGGTACGACACCGCTGTCTTAACGCCCTCAAGGACTGCTTCGCCAGTAGTGCGTTGCTCTGCAATCTTAGCCTCACGCTTCGCGCTAGCGGATGATTGGATGAGATCGCCGAGATCTTTATCGTTCTTGGCGAGTTCGCCGACAGTACGGCGGAACATATCAAACCTGAAACTCTCCGAAGTATTGCTGAGACCACCGTTAATTGGTTTTACCGATTGGTCAATACGGTATAGATCAGACGTAGAGATTGCGCCTGAAGCAAGCAACGAATCTACTTCGCCTTTGACGCTGTCAGGCTTTGCCGTAGGGCCAGTATATAACGAACGACTGCCATCGTCTTCGTCGATTGCCGCAACGCTATACTCGCCGCGATCTACGGCAGACATCTTCGCACGCTTGACGAGCGACTTGTCAGCGAGCATCTCATCGACCAACGGTTGAAGATCTGAGACTTGTTCAGGAGCATTCGGTTTGAGTGCGAGATACCTATTGAGTGTGGCTACCTTAGCATCATTTGGGTCAACCCCACTTTCACTTCCAGTGCGAAGATGGTCCAATACAAATCGTGCATTGGTATCGCTATTCTGTGAAGGACCGACGATACTGCCGAAAAAACTATTCTGCTCCTCTTCCGAAGCGTCTTCAGCAATGAGACCATCACTGATTGCACGCTCTTGAACGCCTGAGATAATCTCCCTTTCGTTATCCTCATTAAGCATTCCTGCTTTGTAGTATCCTGATCGAACATAGTTTGCGTAGTTCTTCAGGTTATCGGCTGGATCGGCTTGAAGTTGTTCTTCGGTGTTTGTCCAGTCGTCGTATGATTTAATTTCCAGCATGGTGGGAATTTAGTTGTGTGTTGGTGTTATGGTGAGAGAGTCGGTTGTTTTGCGAAAAGAGATTTTGGTCCTGCTTGGGTTTGTGGTGTTACCCCTTGGACCTTAGACTTCATGTACTTGCTGCGGATAGAACGTGCAATACCGAACTTATCAATAGGGGAAGCATCAGCGGCAGCTTGCTGTTCTTCAGGCGTTCCAAAAATGTCAATGATGTCAGTTACTTTACCAGCACTGACTGGATCTTTGAACTCATTAATGGGTCGTTTCAATTGGTCTTCGCCCATCTTAACTGAGTCGAGACCGCTCATCATACTAGTGATGGCTTTGTCATCTGAGGTAGCACGCGATGTACCTGTAGTGGCACTTAGTGCCGCGTTGTATCTAAACTTTGCTGTTTCGTTATTAGCGATAAGCGGAGCTAAGTTGATTCCAATCTGAGACACGATAACCTTACGCTGCTCCTCAGGAGCTTTGAGAGCCATAGTGAGTTGCTGACCTAAGTTGTCTACAGCCTCATTCATACCCAAAGCGGATACCGATTTCCTGCGTGCGTCCTCAAGCTGCAAACGAGTAACCTCAAATTGCTGCGCTCTTTGCTTGAGTTCCAGATCACGAGCGGCACTTACCTGAAGTCGATTACGTTCTGCCTCAACTGCACGAATCTGAGCACCACCGCTTAAACCGCTATTTGACATAGCGTTAAAGTAGTTACTCACAAGGGGTTGAATGTCCCCTTCGTAAGTCATCGGTTGTTCTTCTGTAGCACTTCGATAGCTTGGCATATTATTTAGTTACTTTGAACTTCTTACGAAGACCAGTCATGTACTTAGACCGTTCAGCATTGGACAAAGCTTTGTACTCTTCGTCAGAATACTGCTGTCTACGTGCATTTAAAATAGCTTCCTCCTTGCGTTGCATTGTATCTAATCCTGCTGCTGATGCCTTAGCTGCTGTATTTTGTTCAAGTGTTTCGCCAATAATCTTGCCTGTTCCTAAGATAGTTTTCATAGGACTTAGTGCGCCTGCTGCTCCGCTGTATAACATACCTTTACCAGCAGCGTCACGTACTTCATTAGTCATCGCTTCGCGTTGTTCGGGCGAGATGGCAAACCTACCAACGTCAACTAGCTCAGACGCAATGGCGAGCGGTACTGCCGCTTTACCTAAGACCTTACCTGTTTTACTTACGGCGGATGCAGCACCAGCAAAAGGCGCAATGATCTTTGCAACTTTAGCAATTCGTGCGGCTTCTGCCGCCGCTTTAGATGCAGCGGATGTCGCCTCCATCGTAGCCTCTGCCGTCTTAACTGAGACACGACCGCCTGTAGCTAACTTACGTAAAAGCTCTTCTTTTCTTTGTGCTTCAGCTAGATCTTTAGCTAACGCCGCAGAATTTCTTGCCGCTCCCGCAGCGTCCATTCCTTTAGTAATGTTAAGTGCATCTGCTGCTTTCGCACCTAAAGCTGTACGACCCACCATACCAGTGCCGAGTTTAGCTACTGCCGCGCCAGTAACAGCAGGTTTAGCAATACCGTACCCTTTAGCAGCAAGCGACGCTTCAGGCTGCGTTGCTTCAATTTCTGTAACGTCAGAGGGTAAGGTTCCTGCGGCTCCCCTTGAGGCAGGTGTAGCCGTAGCACCGCCAGCAGCAGTAGCAGCAGTTGGCGCAGCAGCAGCCGCTTTAGCAATCGCGCCTTCGCGTTTACCAACAGCCTGAAGATTTTTGAAAGCGTTCTGTACAGCTTGATCGGCATCGGCAAAGGATAGACCTGACTGGACTCCTGCTGCGGTAGCACGCTTGCGGCCTTCTGGCGTATTGAGTGCGCTGGTAGCACCGACAGCCATCGACTTATTAACATCAGCATAGAACTGATCAGGACTCGCATAGAGTTCTTTCTCGCCTCTCAGTTTACGCAAAGCATTCTGCGTCTCAAAGTCACTCTTGTCACCGAAGCTTTTGAATCTACCCAACTGTGCTCGATCAAGGGCACGACCTTCTGAAAAGAACTTATCTTTTTCAGACATACCTGTTGTGCTTTCGGGTTGCCCCAAAAGGTTCATGCCCGTCTTCGTGACCGACTCGCCTGCATCCCGCAACTGCTTTTCTTTTTCAGCAGCCAAACGACCTTCCCTAAATTTTTTTAAAGCTTCTGCACTAGGCACGTTAGTGCCGAGGATAGCTTTCTCTTCGTCGGTAGCAGCGTTAGACTCAGCATAAACAATGCGATCCTTAGGTTCTGCTTCTGCGCGTCTAGTAATTGTTGTAGACATAGTAGTTTAGATTATTTGTAGTACCCTTTTTTGGTTCCGTTATCAAAGGGGATGTTAGGTGCAGGTGCTTGGTACTGGTATGGACTCGCAGCGGATGCCGCTTTGTTCATCGCTTGGAGTTGCCGAAGGTAGCTAACAAGATCTTGTTTTTGTTCAGGGGTCTCGTACATTCCTTTCGTGAATCCTGCACCGCCTTTTTGTTTTGGGTTAAACAGGGTGCCAGCGTCAGCCATTTTTAATTTTCTGTCCACCTCAGTTGAGAGGCGGTTTCTGCGGATCTGATCCATTGCAGATTTTTCGATACCGCCTGCATAATCGTCGTCTTGACCAAAAGACTTATTACGCAACCCGCCGTAATCCGCTTTCTCCTGCATCGGTTGCAGACGGAGACCTGATTGAAACTGTGCAGTGTTTAACTGAGATTTAGAGATCTGCTCTTGCGTCTTGTAGGGAGTCGTAGCAATGGTCATGCCATACTCCGAATTCGTAGCCCCTATTTTACTTGGGTTTGTGGCGCCTAAAAATTGAGCGTTAAGCTCTTCGATTTTTTTCTTAGGGTCGTAACCACCACCGCGTATTGTCAAACCATTACTGGAGTACTGCGTAGGGTACGGCTGTGCGTAGTTTTTAAAGTACGTGGGTTGCGTTGACGGTGATGCGTAATTAGCCATAATCAATTATTAGTGTTACCAGTTGTAGTTACAAGCCCACCACTTAGGGGTTGTTTTGTCCTTCTCAGATGAACAGTTCATGCGAGACTTGAAATTAGCGCGACGTTTGGTGTCACGGTGCTGCAAGAAGTCTTTGTAGCCCCTTTGCCCAAACTTAACTTTGGCGACCTTAGAGCCATCCTTAGCGAGTACCACGTACTTCTTAGGGTCTCCAGCAGGTGCCTTCTTCGGTTTATTGAAACCAGAAAAAAGTTCTCCGTGGTATTTGATCTTACCATCAGGGGTTCTTTTGAATTGAGTCGGCACTCACGGAATAATGCGACGGTCAAATCAAAATAGCAAGCAATTATTTTACCCTGTACCTTGTATCCTGAATCCTGTACGCTTCATCAGTGGTTCCGAAGAGCGTTCAAATTGCAGGGTACAGGATTCCGATTAAGGTCAAAGACCTTAGCGGCGATCCGTACGGGCAATACCTTCCTGATAAGAAGATCATCGAACTGGATAAGGATACGGTTAAGGACAAGAAGCTCTTGCGCGAAACCCTACGGCACGAAATGGTTGAGGCATCGTTGTTCATCTCAGGCGTAAGCTGGAGCGAAAGCTACGAGCAAGAGCCTATCGTTCGCGCCCTCGACGAGATCTTCTGGCCTGCTTGGGATAGGGTCTCAGGCAAGCTCTGAAAATTTCCGCTACAGGATACCTATAAATACTCTCTCCTTTAGGTAATTCATATTAACTCACTAATTCAGTTCTTTTAATCTCTTCTGAATTACTGAATTATTATGAATTACAGTAGTCTGAGAAACTCTTCAGATTTTCCTGCCGTGTAGAAAAGCCCATTCTAAGACCTCAATCGTAGATCAAATGGGTGTGTTTTGACCTGCTTACGACATCAAGATCTCTCAGCGTGCGAGGCTGTCTTGCGCCAAACATTGTGTGCTCCTTGTTCTTCGGCGCGTCAACCGCGACCAGTCCGTGCCTCTGCCTTGCCAGATCGAGTGCGATGAACGCTGCGTCCGCGATGTCAGGCGACTGACCTGAACGCTGCTTGAGTTCTGCTTTGGTCTCGACCTTCACCTTCAGCGTGCCAGACTTGACCATATCGTAGCGTCTCGTGCACATCTCTTTCGCAAGGTCCGCGTTGATGCCACAGATTTGCTGTGTCCGCATGAACTCCTTGCCTACGAACCAAAGCTCTGAGACTCGATTGGTGTACAACTCCTCGCCAGTAAGCTGACTGTTCATGCTTACCCTGCGCTCAGATGCCTTGCCGCCGAACTGCACGCGCAAGAACTGATCTGACCACTCGCCTGCAAGCACGTCACAGAACGGCGAGCCTGCTCCTGTAGAGTCAATCGCTACGTTTTCAGGCTTGATCCCTAGCTTGAGGCAATGATCCCGAATCTGATGCACGATCTGGTATGTCCTCGGCACAGCCTTATTTGTTGTGTCGTCGTTTAGTGTGATGAAGTCCTCAAACTTTAAGCCGTATTGCCCATTAGTGAACGTACCAACCCTTGCCGTGTACATGACTGTCCTGTCCCCGCCATTTGTAAAGGCTGGATCGACTCCTGCAATTAGCGTCGTCGGACCACTGAAGTCCCATGACTTCGTTGCGCCTGACTTGATCATCTCTGCTTCGCCGTAGATGCCTTCGTTCTCATCTGAGTCAAAGAAGACGGCACGAACCATTCGATAGTACGCCCTACTCGTCTCGCCTAAGAGGGCTTTGTCTTCTTCGATCTTCTCCGCTGTAGGTAAGAACGGGTAAAGTGTCTGTCCTGCAAGGATGTTGGGGCTACGCTCGCCGTCGAGTCGGATGTACTTGCCACCCCACTTTGTGACCCATTCGTCGTCTACCTCAGGCGTGACTGACTCCCATCCATCTTTCGGCGTACTCCAATCACCAAACGCATCAAAGCGGCTGGACGGGTTACTTGCGCCCTTAAACTCAAATCTTGGATTCTTACTCAAGTTGGCGAGTGCCGCTTGCTTAATGGCTGGCGAGAGTTCGCCCAACTCGTCACCAATCAAGATGACGTGTTTCTGTTTAAGACCGATGAACTTGCCGATAGCCTCACGCGTCCTGCTTTTTTCGGCAGCAATCAGCGACAAGCCAGCCCTATCAAAGGTCTGCCCGTTCTCATCGACGTAGTTTGCAGAGCCAATCGAGTCCCGAATGTTGATCGGTGCTCCGTCAATGACGGACAACAAAGAGATCACGGAACCCCACACCCGCTTACGAGCCTCACGCAAAGTGGTTGAGGTCATCAAGACTAGCGTGTCCCTCGGAGCAGCAAGCCAACTGATGATGCCATAACCTGCAAGCGTGTGCGATTTGCCTGACGACGCAGCCCCACCGATTGCAAGATACTTGTTGTTGATACACTCGTGCACGATCTTGTCTGCCCACGGATGGCGGACGAACATATGTTCAGGTAGGTCGTCCTTGTTCCACAGTAGGTCCGCAACGCGCCAGAAGTAGAACTCCCTCGCCTTTGGTGACGGATGGTTGGCGAAGCCCCACAGTAGGGCGGTAAGCGTACTGGTGATGGGGATCAGATACCCACCGACATCCATCTTCTTGCTTACGGAATCAATCCTTGGCTCCAGTACTGAATTAGTGATCTTATCTGGATTCTGTTTCTTGGGCCTGCCCATACGATTGACACTACCAAATTAAAAAAGGTTTGACAAGTAATTGTTTTTGCATTTATCTCGACTCGTTGTGCGAAAAATCGGAAGTAAGAAACCAAAACAGACCAAAGCTCAAATCGAAGCTGAGAAGCGTCAGGCGAGGGCAGATAAGGTAGTTCGTGCCAAGCAACTATTTGCCGAGGGCTGGAAGAAGGTCCGCATTGCCGAAGAGTTGGGCGTTAGCTTTGACACCATATGCCGCTGGCTCGCCAATGTTTCTGCACCTACCGACGGACCTGAAAGGGAACCCTTTGAGAAGAATCTGGAAGACGTTACCTCTAGCGTCGTAACGGATTCAAGACTCAATGCACGCGACGAAGAGCAGCAAACCCTCTTAGAAGTTGCCGAGAATCAAGCAAGCCCTTCTGATAAGTATCAAGCCTACGTCGCCGCATCTGCAATCAAGATGTTACGCGACAACCTGATGAACGTCAGAGGTCCGAGGACCGTGCGTGAATTGTCGGAGCTAGACCAGCTTATCCGCCGCAACTTAGGCTTGAACCCTAAAGGCGGTAGTGGTAGCGGCGGCGGTCTCTCAATTGATATTTCAATACTTAACAATGCAAAAGCCGCAAATGGCGGGTCGAGCGTAGTTGTCGAAGCAGAAGAAATCGAATGAGTGATGTACAGGTCATCGTAGGTATTGACAACGGCGTGAGCGGTGGCTTGTGCGCTATCAGTAGCTTCGACGGATCTGTTATCGACTTCATTGCAATGCCGACTGAGAAAGTAGGCGACAAGCCTGAAGTGAGCATCAAGGGCGTTCTGTACTGGCTGGATCAGTTCTCGCCGCTGAGTACTGCCATCGCCATTGAAGAGCCACTGAGGCACGCGAAGTCGTCACAAGCCATGAGATCCATGAGCATCTCATTTGGCAAGATCATCGGTCTCTGCGAGACGGTTCTGTATTCAACGTACAGGATACAGGTTAAGGAATGGCAGGATGTCGTGTTAGGTAAGCGTCTTGCAAAGGGGCAGACCAAAGTCGTTGCGCTTGCTAAGGCACAACAGTACTGGCCTGACGAGAACTGGCTTGCTACAAGCAGGAGCAAAGTACCCCATGATGGGATAGTTGACTCTGCGTTAATAGCACTATACTATCTACACCATAGACAATGAAACGACTCTACATCATTGAGGCTCTCTCAGTAATGCTGGAAGACATCTTCCGCCATCCGATCACGTTCCCCTACCGTGAGGAGTTCAGCGCGTTCTTTGAGCCTGATGAGTTCGACGAGTTCCGTCGGATGGTGCAGCAAGAGTTCGATCTTGAGAGTGACGCGATCATTGAATCTGCTGAAACATTCAACGAATTGATCGCCCTCTTAGAGGACGAATTATTTTTCTGAAAAAAAAGTATTGACGGTCCGAGGCTTGTCTGGTAGTTGGTGGTGCGAAACAAAACACACCACACAATGTCATTTGGAACTGGAGCAGGAAAAGGGGATTTGCCGAGAGCCGTAAAGGGCGAGGCATTCCGTGCCGCATACGACTCAATCAAGAAACCTGAATCGCTCGATGCGTTGCTGGCACAGTTTGACGAAGCGGTGAACAACAGAGACTTTACGCTTGCTGAAGAGCTGCACGAACAGATTAAGGCTCATCCGTATTACAGAGGCAAGCCATGAACAAAACAGCGATGGACTCGAACGAAGTCGCCCTGCCAATCGGGGAAACGTGCGTCGCTAACCGCACTCGCTGACCACTCTCACCTAAAAACACTATGGAAAAGAAAACCAAATCAACAGTAAACGCAGCAGGCAATTACACGAAGCCCACCATGCGTAAAGCCCTATTTGATAAAATCAAAGCAGGAACCAAAGGCGGCGACCCTAACGAGTGGTCAGCCCGCAAGGCACAGCTACTCGCAACAGAGTACAAGAAAAAGGGAGGAGGCTACAAGTGAAAGACCCACAGAAGTCACTGAAGGATTGGGGCGACCAGAAATGGCGTACCTCTGACGGCAAGCCAAGTGAAGGCAAGAAGCGGTACTTACCTGA